TTGCAGGGCATCTTGGCCTTATTTACGCGCTTGGACGCCGCCATTAGCTTGGCTCGTCAGGCCAAGTAATAGTCTCGCTGTCAGGCCAGTTCTCATCAGCCGTGGGCAGATTGCGAAGCTCGGCTCGGTAAGTTGCCCACGCCGCCTTTTGGTCAGAAGACAAAGGGCTGTCGGCTGCTTGCGTCCAGTCGCAACTAGCAAGACGAGCATCGCGTAACAGTCGAGATGCTTTGGCTTGGCGCTCATCTGCTAAATCGGCAATCTGAGATTGGACCATTGAGTGAAAGGAATTTTCTGCTTCCGTCATCTCACGGACGACGCCGTTTTTATAAATAGTAGCCATTTATCAATCCTTCATTTGTACTTCGACGACAACGCGACCGTGGTTGAAAGTTCCGTTTGTTGCGTATAAACGTAACCCCCCCTCCCACGGGTCGGGTGTTGTGTCGTTTGAGTAGCAACCCCATGCGC